GTAGTGTAACGATCTGCTGCATTAGCTGCCATAATCGGTCTTGGCTTGCGATATATTCTGTTATTCATGTTTAACTCTGTTGAGTGCAATCAAGACCGTAATATTCTCTGTTTCCAGCGTTATCAATTTGGTTGACATAATACTTAACCGAATTAACATCCGTTATTTCGCAATCAATCATTGGCTTAAACCCGCCAAGATTAGCTTTCCATACCAAAAATCTTGTGATGTTTTCAATTTTTGCTACACCACTTTGATCGGTGTAAGCTAATGTCATCGCTCTTCTAAAACCATAATTTGTTGTAGCAGTAACATTGTCTACATTCTTTAAATTAAGTACCTCTGGATTATCAAACACATGATATTCCTGAGACAAATTTAGCGTAGGCATACACACCTCTTACATGAATTGTGTCTTGTATGTTTGCGGATTCACATAAGTCAGAAGCTTATTAACTTGCGTAATATGCTGCAAAGTCTGCTGCCTCCACTCTGTCCTAGAAACAGCAACACCTTCCCATGAATAAGAAGGTTGAGGACTGGCAGAATCAGCCACCAATGCGTTTATATAGTTGTCTCTTATAGTCAGGAGGTTTTCGGCTGGAGTTGGCATAATAACCTCTTAAAAAGAAAACTAGGGGCCAAGAACTGACCCCTAGCTCTAGGGTAGGTAGGACTAGGCGGGAAGTCCTTGAACAACATAGCGAGGATCAGTAACACCAGCAGAACCCCACCAAGAAGCTTTGATCGCAACAGCGATATCTTGGTTGAATTCGGCCCAATTATTCGCTGGAGCTTGAACAACTTCCATAGGCTTGGCTTCACGCCATACGAAAGCCTTTTTGAAGTTGCCCATATACACATATTTGTCTGCGGTAGCAGCAGCAATACCGCTGGTTACCAACAGGTTTCTCGCATGGGAAGATGTGAGAAGACCATAGTTAGTGTCCAATGGATTAGGACTTTCCAACTGCTCAACATCACCAGATGTTGCGAATGGCCCATTCTTAGTAACTGTCTGAGGATTGAGAATCCTAGATGCAGTATACTTTTGGAAAGGCATTACCAACATCTGCATACCAGGGCCAAAGATGTCGATTGGCTTACCAGTATTAGGGTCTTTCATCTGGTAGAACAATTGTTCTAGCGTATTAATGCTAGCAAAATTGCTCAACGCATAAGAAGTAACCTTGTTGATAAAACCAAAAGTCATGCCAGCTTGAGCGGTTGCTGAATAGGTATTCAGAGTCGCTTCTGCACCAGCAGCAGTACCGTATACATAGCTACCTGTGAGGCCAAGTACCGTGTTAAGAATTCTCTCTTCACGAACTAGACCGCAATAAGTACCTACAGATTCAGCAGATGCTAAAGCCTGTGAAGTCTTATCCGAGTAAATCATTTCAGCGGTAATCGCACAAATTCGCCCCACCTTTTCGATGGCCGGAAGTCGTACATAGTTACCAGAGAACTGGGTTTGTGGATAAGGCATACCAGGTTGAACCACTTCTGGCGAAGGACTGATGTCCGATAGCCAAGGAATGATCTCAGTAGAAAGGTTCTGACCAGCAGGGATGGTCGATACAAGTTGATCACCGATAAACGATGCCAACTTATACTTTTCTTGAACCGTAGTGATAAGGATCTGACCTGTGATGGCAGCAAAGTTAGAAGCATCAACTGCCTCAGTAGCTTCCATAAAGGTTCGATCAGGGCCATTAAAGCGATTAAGCTGTTCAGCCCAATCATCTCCCATGATGCCTTCTGCAAGGCCACGAAGCGAAATTCGACTTACAGCAATATCGCCTTTGGAAATGGATTCCGAAAAGAACGCTTTAGTTTTAGCCAAACCATTCTGTTGGCCGAATTCCTTCAGCTTTTTACCTAGACTCTTCATACTAATCTCCTTAAAAAGTTGTGGATTATCGGGCCACAGGGTTCTGAGCGGACAACAATTGGAATTTTACAGTACCAGTACCAGCAAGAGCTTCAACAACTCGACCAATAGCAAGGGCAACGGTTGCCACCTTCACTAAAGATTGGGGCTGAAGAACGCTAGATACTGATGTGGGGCCAACAAAATCCCCAACAAGAAGGGCTGAACCAGTATAATCACCAGCGTAGATACCAGAGCAATCAACCCGAATTTGGTTGGCTACTGAGTTACCATACACAAGTGCGACATCATCTCTCTTTAATTGGCCAGAAATACCAAGAAAAGCACTTGCAAAATTTTCTTGAGTGGTTGCCAAGTTGGTATCCCAAGGAAAATCAAGAGCGGAAATAGCACTACCGGAAGATAAAGCTACTAGATCGCCAACTTGAATCGCCTTATCGGTGGCAACAGGAGCCACCACAGGATTAGTCGCATTAAAACTGTAAGTAATCGCCATAGTCATAGACTCCTTAAATGGATGGCTTACTTGCCAAGGACATTTTCACGGAACTGTTGATAATTCGACTCGCCTTGGATTGCAGTCGAACTAACTGGCTTAACACTAGACCGAACAAGAGCAACCTTTTTCCTGTCATCAATCGCTTCTGCCCACATCGTTTCACCGATTGCGGAAAGTTGCTTTACAAAAACAGGGGTTGCCTCTAAATTACTCTCCTTAAGCAAAGAGAATATTTTTTCTTCATTGAGTTTTTCAGATTTCCACTTGCGAAGGTCTTCAAGTTCTTTTAAAGATTCTTCAAGCTCATCTTCGGTTGGATCTTCTTCACCATCATCAGTTTTCGCCTGTGCTGGTGTACCAGAAGTTTTGCTCATTCCGGTTACATCTGTAGTTTCAGATGCCATATCACCACCGAGGCCAGTTGCAGCAGCGATAAGGTCAAGAATCATCTTTCCCTTTGACGAGCCTTCACCTGGGCCAACGCAAATTTCCATAATTTTCTTGAGCATATCAGAAGACGGTTCTTCCGAAGTCGGTGCAGCAGTTGGTTCTTGTGCGGGTGCAGCATCTGGAACCTCTTCCTTATACATTTCTTTCACAGGGTTTTCTTCAGTCATCATCTTGTCATTTTTCATTTCAGTCTCCTTGGATTCAAAAATTGTGGTAGTGGTTGCAGGGTTTGCAACTAAGTCCACCGATCTAACTCTGTCGATTCTGACAACTCTTTCTGTACCATCTTGATCTGGAATTGATTTTCCACTAACGAGATGGGAAAAGCCTACATCACCGAGGCCATTATTTTCTGCGAACCACAAAAACGAATCTATCCCATCAGCATGGGGGTTGTATCTGAAGTCAGCGTATAAACCTTCGGAGGTAAAACGGACATTTTGAAGCCATCCTAGCCGATCAGAGAACAAAGGTGCTTCGGTTTTGTGGTCTTTATTTACTGGAGCGTTTTCGTATAGCGGAACTGCATCACGAATTGCTTTTGGATCGTAGATTCTGCCATTCATCGAGCTAAATCCAAGAACTTTTACACCGTAAACAATGCACTTGTTTCGGTCAACTACACCTGGTTTATTTTCGATGACGGCATTCATAGTATGATATTACATCCAATCGTCTACTGTTGTCAACAATTATCCTGTTACAGTTGATGTTTTTGGTGCTTTTGCAGCGGGAAGGTTTGGTGGTGGTTCAGTCGAGTCAAGTTTTTCTGCTGAAGAACTTGACACAGGTTGTACTGGTTCGGGGATCTTAACCACTACATCTCTGAACATGAGATCGATGATCTCAGGTGTGATGGCAGGGAAGGATGCTCTAGCAATTGCCTTGCCACTTTCCATTGGTATCTCACCGATAGAGCATCGATGAATAATATCGACAAGGTTTGCGATCTGTGCCCCATTGAGTGCTGAATCTTGAACTTGCTCGCCACCACCAATGCCTTGGGTAGCACTTCCAGATTCGATTCTTGATGAAGGATTCATCGGATCAATTTCGGTAGCACCCTTCTTCTCGTCAACAATTGGTTTGATGAAGTTTGATGCTTCTGTATCGTTATCAAGACCTAATTCGGCTCGAATCGTTTGAATCGACTTCACACCCATTGAATGGTACACATTGTTCATCTCAGCTTCCTTCTGATGCTCTCTTGATTGAAGAGAATACGCTTCAGAAGTGATCTTGATGTTCTTAAGAATCTCTTTTGGGATGATACCGTGTTCGGATGCTAGGTGAATCTGTGACCAAGCTAATGACTTGTTTGGCTCGAATCGACATTCGGCCAAGGATCTTCCAACAATCCCTTGCCATCGCTCAAATGTTCTTCGTGCGGGTGCTTCTGCAATAAGTGCTGAACTGTAGTTATTGTTGCTTGCATCACCTGACATGAGGGTTTCGCTGATGCCGAACCTTGTTGCAAGTGATCGCAAGTTGGCTTGCAAAACCTGTATAAGTCCAGCAGCGTCAACATTCGCCCCAGGGAACTCGTAGTCAATATTTGCGGGTGCTGTGATGATCGATCCATAGCCAAACCTCTCCAGCCCTATGTTTTCGGTTGCACCCATATTATTGCTTCCACCGAGCGTAGCATCGATCTGCGAATCAACAAGTGATGCCATTGAGTCAGGGGCAACATTGTTTACCTTCCTGATCATCGCAATCTTTGCTCTGGCTTTCGCCATCGTGACTGTAGAAGCTAAAATATCCTCGCAATTGGTCAAATTCTGGAACACAGGATAGAAGGTAGTCAATCCCCTCTTCGCATTCGCATTTGTGCCAATTTTGATGTGTATGATGTCTTCCGCAGGGATGAAGGTAGGTTCTCTAGTAACCGTAGGCTTCAAAATCACTTGATAACCTAAAACGGTGTTAATATCGTCTTCGTCACACACAATACCAAATGAGTCTTTTGGCGATCCAATGTCTGTAGCATACCCTCTGACCAATTCTGGCTCAATAAAGCGAATTACGAGCATTCCGTTGGCTTGTGGGAACTTTCGTATGAATACCTCTCCATCTACATGAAGGCGGTACACAATTTCATTCTCGACATCCACCATACTGTTGTATTCACGAAATATATCGAGTGATGCCTGACATCTTTTCAAGAGTTCTTCTGGAACTGGGTTCTTTAGATCAATTGAAGCAACCCGC